GCCGGATCGGGAATAGGATTCGGCCTCGAACAATTCGGAAACGCGCTAAATGCAAACCGAAATTACCGATATCAAAACCAAACCAACAGGGATAATGCGAGACTTGCATACGACCTCTGGCTAAAAACTTGGGATAAAAGCTCACCTGCAGAACAAATGAAAAGATTAAAAGATGCCGGCTTAAATGCAGGGCTAATGTATGGAGGTGGCGGACCAGGCGGAAGCACCCAACCAACTGCAAGCACAGGAGCCGGAGCAAGTACAGCAAATCAAACAAACAATGCAGCATCAATGGGGCTAATGGTAGGGCAACAAAAGGCAATTGTAGAAAATCTAAAAGCTCAAACAGAGAAAACAAAAGCTGAAACAGTAAAAATCGGAGGCGCTGACACGAAAGCAGTAGAGAGCGCAATAGCAAAACTAGCTGCAGAAACAAGCAACGAAAAACTCAAGGGAGAACTACTAGAAGTCGAAAAAAGAATTAAAGAGGTAGAAGCTGACGTTAGCGAACAAACAGAATGGACAATAATAAGAACAGCAGAAGAAGCACTAAGTAAGCTAGCAGCCGAAGCAAACACAGCAGTAGGAACACAAAAAGAACTAATAAAACAAGCTGAGCTGGAAACACAAGGAAAAATCGTAGGCCTATTAGCAATGAAAAAAGGACTAATAAAAACAGACGCTGAAATAGGACAGATAACTAAGATGACAACCAAAATAACAACAGACATCGGACTAAGCTTAGAACAAATGAAACTAAACTGGTTTGAACTGGACGTTAAAAGAAGAAACACACTTGTACAAGAAGCATTACAAAAGAACAACGACACAATGACGGAGTTCAACACAAACTGGGGAGCACACGTAAGACAATGGAGCGGACTAGTAGGGGACGTTATGACATTGGTTACAAAGAAACCAAAATAAAGGCAAGGAGGGGGGGCGATGCCTATGCCGAAACGGCAAAGGCCCGGGCTATCCGGTCGTGCCTCCCTTCTATCCCTATCGCGCTTACGCAAGAGTACCCGCAACGGGGCCCCTACTCCAAAAAAAATTTCCTGTCACGACCCCCTTTGGGGGGGATTTTTTAAGTCGTTACCCCTTTTGCGGGGAAGATCGAACAAAACTCACCAAACCACAAAAAAGACTATGAAAACCAAAACAACACAACTAGAAATCATATTCCCTATAAAGTGGGAAGAATTATCAGAAAAAGTTGCAGAAGTCAAAAAAATTGACGATAGCAAAAAATACAAAACACCAAGACTCCCAAAATATAATTTGGGTGGCTAAAGGAAGAAACCAAAGAAAATTTGGCTCCCACAAATCGCTTAGATTAAACGATCTAAGGGTCAGTAATACCAAGACAAGGCAAAAAAAACAATGTCTTAAATCAAATAAAACAGGGCTTAAAAAGGAAATCGAAAAAAACAAGTAATGTGCCTATTTCCAAAACTTTTACCTAATCCGAAATACAAATCAACAAAAAAGAACGGTGGCGTAATACCAAAGATGATAGACGAACGGGTAAAATTCGTTCCAGTAGGCTGCGGAAAATGTATGGAATGTATTAAACAAAGAGCCAGAGGCTGGCAAATAAGAATGAGCGAAGAAATAAGAACAGATAAAACAGGAAAATTCGTAACACTAACATTCAGCAACGAATCAATAGAAAAGCTAGCAAAAGAAACAGAGTACGAAGGATACGAAAGAGACAACGCAATAGCAACAATAGGAACAAGATATTTCCTTGAGCGATGGAGAAAAAAATTCGGTAAGTCTCTAAAACACTGGTTAATAACTGAACTAGGACACAAAGGCACAGAAAATGTTCACCTGCACGGAATACTGTTCACAAACGATAAAGAAGCTATAAAAGAGAAATGGCAATACGGATGGATATTTATAGGAAAATACGTTAACGAAAAGACAGTAAACTACTGCACAAAGTATGCGACTAAAGTAGATGCGCTACACAAATACTATAAACCTAAAATGCTAGTAAGTCCGGGAATAGGAAAGAATTACATAAAGAGACTGGACTCAAATAAAAACAAATTCAACAACAATGGAGAAACAAAAGAAACATACACAACACGACAAGGAAAACAAGTAGCATTGCCAATATACCTAAGAAACAAAATCTACACAGAAGAAGAAAAAGAAAAACTATGGATACAAAAACTAGACAAACAAATAAGATACGTAGACAAACAACCAATTGACGTCAGCACGAAACAAGGACTCGAAACATACTACAAAGCACTAGACGAAGCCCAAAGAAAAAACGATCGCCTCGGCTATGGAACAGACAAAGAAAACTGGAGCGAAAAAAACTATGAAATCTGGAGAAGAAATGCGAATTTCAAAGCAAGAATAAACAACATAAACCTATGGATATACGTGGACCCTGAAACGGGCGAAACATTCGAAAAACAGAACAAAAAAAAATCATTAATCAAAATCAAAAAACAATGAAAAACTTAGAAGAAAAAGCAAACAAAAGCTTTGCAGTTGAAGATCAAGCAAAACAAAAAAATACTGAACTTATCAATGCAGTAAAAATCGAAAATACACCTTTCACAATGGTACAATACGACAACGATAAATACTTCCTAGCAGTAGGTAAATTCAAACTAAATGATAAAACCTACTCAATAGAGGAAGTAAAAGAACTATTAGAAACTCCTAAATGGGATACAATTACTGAACTAGTAGGAGTAATAATTGAGGGGTACGAACATTTCAAAAAAGAACAACAAACAAAAAACAACTAAACCATGAAAAAAACACTAGGAGGTGATCGCCTGGGGGCAGGCGACAAAATAGAAGTGGAACTCCACCACTACGAAAGAAGTACACACGACTTGAGTCACATAGTACGAACAACTATGAGTCCGGGAACCCTAGTTCCCTTCCTAAAACAAATTGCTCTGCCGGGTGATACGTTCGACATAGACCTAAGCGCAGACGTACTAACAAGCCCAACAATAGGACCTCTTTTCGGATCATTCAAACTACAACTGGATATCTTCCAAGTACCTATTAGACTATACCAAGCAATGCTACATATGAACCTACTTGGGATAGGAATGAATATGAGCAACGTAAAACTACCACTAATCGAAATCGAAGCAAGAAGACCAGTAAACAACTCAGTACAACCCGGAAATCCTGACAACTGGCAAATAAACCCAAGCAGCTTACTAAAATATCTCGGAATTAGTGGTCTAGGAAGTAGTACAGTATTAGCAAACTTTGTAACAAGAAGATTCAACGCAATACCATATCTAGCATACTGGGATATCTATAAATGTTACTATGCAAACAAACAGGAGGTAAACGGAGTATTCATACACTCGAGTGTAACACCACAGTCACTAGGAACAACAATGAGCGCTGCGACAATAAACCAAACAACAGGACAACCAACATATAACGTACCTGTTGGAGGTGCAGACGTGTGGGTAAGGAGGCCTCTATCAGCTTCCGGAGGAACGCATAGCGCGGCAATGGTGATAAACTTTACATCTGCAGTAGTACCAGCAAACATAAGACCAGACCAATTCTTTCTGAGGTTTAACATTGGTGGAAATGCTACTAGAATACCACTTACACAAATGTTCCAATCATTCACACCACCAGTAAGTCCACAAGGAGGAACAGTAATATTCTCCGAAGTAAACTCATACGGAATACACTTATGCTTGACAACTGACTCATCATATGTAGAATTCGTAGCTTCGACACCAACAACCAGCTTTGATCCAATACTAACAACATTTCCGCTTATTAATATTGACAACATGAGAACTTCAATACTACAAGCTCCAACGGCAAATGCATTCGTATTAACAAGAAATAGTCCATCGCCATACGGACTAATTCTTGAAAGAAACCTAGGCAATCATACAAGCTCATTCCAATCACCACAAGAAGGCCTAGCAGTTAAAACATATAACTCCGACATATTCAACAACTGGCTACAAACGGAATGGATAAGCGGAGCTACAGGAATCGCAGAAATAACAAAAATAAGCACAGCCGGAGATAACGCATTCACAATTGATGAATTCCTACTTTCAAAGAAAATATGGGACATGCTAAACAGAATAGCAGCATCAGGTGGAACTTACGATGACTGGCTAGATGCAGTGTACACACACGAAAGAACAAGAAGCGCAGAAACTCCAATGTACATGGGAGGACTAATCAAAAATATAGTATTCCAAGAGGTAGTAAGTACAGCAGCAAGCGGAGAAGAAAGCCTAGGAACACTAGCTGGAAGAGGAAAACTAGGAAGCGTTCACAAAGGAGGAAAAGTAATCATAAAGGTTGATGAACCAAGCTATATAATGGGTATAGTAAGCATAACTCCAAACATTGATTACACCCAAGGAAATGACTGGGACAACGACCTAGTAACAATGAACGACCTTCACAAACCAGCATTAGATCAAATAGGATTCCAAGACCTCATTACGGATAGAATGGCATGGTTTGACACAATGGTAAACGCTGTAAACGTGTCAACATACAAAAGCGCGGGAAAGCAACCAGCATGGATAAATTACATGACATCATTCAACAAAGCACTAGGAAACTTTGCTATTGAAAGCGATCAAATGTTCATGGTTCTGGCCAGAAAATACCAAGCTGGATGGCTAGCAAACAATCAAATGGTCATAAATGACTTAACAACATATATCGACCCTACGAAATTTAATCAGATATTTGCAGACACAAGACTAGACGCGATGAATTTCTGGGTACAGATAGGTATGGATATAACAGCACGAAGAAAAATGAGTGCAAGGGTTATGCCTAACCTCTAAATATCAGAACCGGGGGGCGCAACTGCGGGCAGCATACAGGAGACGCAAAATGGCGTAAAGTCCTACGGCCAGTAACAGTAAAGGACACCAAAATAATGGGGGGGATAACCCCCCATTTAACCAAAACTAAAATGGAAACCAAAACAAAAAAACAAGAAAAAGAAACAATTGAAAAAGAAAACGTAACAGACACCGAAGGCTCAAACGTAGGAGGACCGTACAAAAACAAAATAAAAAGAAACGCAAGCTGGAATAAACTTTTTATTAACGACTCTATGGAAGGAGAAACACTAGAGAGCAAAATAGAAAGAAAAATAAGCAACGGAGAACCTATGAACGAACCCGGAGTAGGACTACTATTCACAGAAAGATCAAAAGGCGTTCTGCCCGAAACAAACATAAGAACTGACAGATTCGAAATAGCAATCGAAGGAACCGACAGGATACAAAAAAGTTACCAAGCAAGAAGAGAAGAACGGCAAAAAGGAAAAGCAGAAAAAGGAAAAGACGGGGGACCCGAGACCATACAAGGCACCAACGAAGCACCAAAAAACTAGTGCGTGGTACGCATGTATGCTTATATATGAACTATGGGAAATCGCTTTCTAAGAAGAAAGCGCGAAAAGACAATCAAAATCAAAATTTAAAATTTATGGCAATTGGAACACTAGGGATGACAGCGGCCGGATCAGGAATAGGATTCGGCCTCGAACAATTCGGAAACGCACTAAATGCAAACCGAAATTACCGATATCAAAACCAAACCAACAGGGATAATGCGAGACTAGCATACGACCTCTGGCTAAAAACTTGGGATAAAAGCTCACCTGCAGAACAAATGAAAAGATTAAAAGATGCCGGCTTAAATGCAGGGCTAATGTATGGA